GCGGCTTAATCAGTATAACGGAAATCAAATTCTTGTCAATCCTGTAGCCGGATTTGTGTTCAATCACACCGTAGACAGTCAGGGCGGGTATCTGATGAATGCCGCTAACTGGTCTATGATAAGCCAGCTGATGAACGAAAGCACCTACATTGACGAAGATGTATTCTATGTCTTTGACGGGCAACAGTCCGGAACCATCTACCAGCGTGAAAACGTAACGGTAGATTTCTCATATGAAGATCGCGACAACTTCATTAAGAACCTGGTAACGATCAGGGCTGAAATGCGCGAAGTATTCGTAGTTGAACGGCCGACCGCTGTCATTCGTGGCACATATAGTGCAGCCACTTCAACAACTTAACAATTTACTCCGGGGGTCATTTCGACTCCCGGATTAATTATTAACGCCCGTTTATATGAAAAAGATAAAAATTAATCGTTCAATAAATCACGGTGGAAAAATGAATGCCGCTGGAGATGTTATCGAAGTTGGTGACAAATACGCGGATGCTCTTATCGCCGCCGGACAAGCTGAAAAGTTGCTCAAGCAAAGAAGTATTGATGATAAAACCGTTGTAGAACTGAATGAAATGGCCAAACATGTAGATCTGAAAGGCTATTCAACGATGAGCAAGAAGGAACTGCTCAAAGAATTGAAAAAAGAATATGATACGAAAGAGTTAAAAGAACCGTATGAGACGAAGTAGGCATATATCGACAAGCTACACACCTACAACGGAATTGACGGTTTCTGTTGAGGAAGCCAAGCAGTATGCCAAGATTGATTATTCTGTCGATGATGCTATTATTGAAAGCCTTATCATGGCCGGACAAGAGGCATTTGAGTCATTAACTGGGAAAGTTATACGGCCTCAGACGATAACGGAACTGACCCGAGGATATGGGCATACCAACACTTTTTTTCCATTGTGGGGGCCGTTAAGTACCATCATAAGTATAACAGATGAATATGATGAAGATGTTGACTTTTCCGAGCAATCAGCCAGCATTGACTATAATTATCAGGGTATCATCACACTTGTATATGAGACCGGTCTTTTTACAGGGAGCACTATTGGCAATGAATTTAAGATCGGATTGTTAAAATGGATAGCATCGAATTATAATGACCGTGAAGATTTGGCATTAGACGCGACCGTGGATGAGATGCCGAACAGCTCACAGTCCCATTGGCTGAAATATAAAACCTACACGATATAAATGGCATTAACAGCCGCACATAAAAAGAATACAGGTCAATTTGATTGCCTTGTAACACTTCAGCACTATGTATCGGATGAATCGACCGGCGGCGGTGATGGACTTGGCGGCGGCGGTACCTATACCGGCGGCGGTGAGTGGATAGATACTGCCGAAATATGGGCTAATATACAGACGATCAAAGGATATGAACGACTGAAATTAGATGCACAGGATTCAACTGTCGATTCTATTATTGAATTGCGCTATCAGGATTTTGAGATCAACGCTGAATCAAGAATCATTTTTAAAAATAGAAAATATAATCTCCATTATGTGATAAATCAGGATGAGCAGAATTTCTATTTTCAAATAGCGGCAAGCCATGAGATATTATGAAAGTACGGATCTCAGGCATAAAACAGGCTGTAAAGAACTTGGATGATTTTGGTCAGACTGTAACCGAGAAGCTTGAAGATACGACCGATGAAGCGGTTATAAATGTAGAACGGGTAGCAAAAAAGAATGTTCGCGTTGATACCGGTCGGTTACGCTCAAGTATTCATCCTGTATTTACTAATTCAAGTGATACGAATTTCGGTTATACCGATAAAAAAGGCAATAATTTCGATGGATCAACGAATGAAAAGACAAAAACTGATGAAGCATTTGTTGTGACAAATGTAGAATATGCTCAGAGCATAGAGGATTTAGATCCGTTCTTATTTCCTGCGTGGGAAGCCGAACGCCCTCAATATATAAAGCGCATTAAGAAAATCCTTAAAAGATGAAAGATGCACGGTTGGCCATACATAGCGCTTTCTATTCCATGCTTTCGGGGAATGTTACCATTGGCGGAAATGTCGTGCCGGTGATTGACGAGGGCGGTGATGATGATAGCGGGTACCCACAGGTAATGTTTGGAAGCTGGACAGAGGTCGATGATAGCGACAAAACCAGTTTTGGTAGTGAATATACCTTTGTTACAAAAGTTTGGGATCAGACAGATCAACCAGAATACAGCCGGATGAATATTTACGATATTTTAGGGCAAATTAAAGGTATTATACGTGTACGCCCTACGAATGAAGCCACGCCGTTTAATCTGCAGGATTTCAATATAATTTCGTGCATCATAGAATCGGCTAATACGCTTCCAAAATCACGGACGGACACGCATTTAGTTTGGGGCGAGATGATTCGATGGCGTTTAAAATTAGAAGAATTATGACCTTTATAGAAGGGATTTTTTTATGTTAATTTTATTGACCGTTATGACTACAAAAATTACAGAGATAGGAGTGATTCTCGGGTTATGGCTTGTGTCGCAGATAACGCCGCAAGCAGAAAGTGTGTTCGGAATGCTCTTGGAGTATGGCGTTTCTTTTGCGCTTTTGGGATTAATTGCATTAATATTTTATAGGGAATGGAAAAGTTCAGATGTTTATAATAAAACAAGAGATAAGGCGCTTGAAGGACTTATAAAAAATAATACCGAGGCCATGGGCAATACCAAAAGAGCCATTGACAGCATGAGGGATGAGCAGAAGAATTTTCGGAAAGAATTAAGGAATATACATGGACTGGTGAAAGACAATACGTCTCTTATACGTGAATGGAGGAAAAGTGATTAATTCCATAGACAGAATTACAGCCGCAGAGTTTGGCCGAATTATCGAGGGTAAGATAAATCTATCCGATTACGATAAGCTGAAGCATATTGATTATGATGAGTATGTGATTGAAAATGTCAAGCCACTCACTCATGAGATGATCAAAAGTGGTAAGAAAAGCAATTTCTGGAAGTCAGTAAAAGCAACGCTGGCCGGAGAGACAACGGCTGGCGTGATTGGCGGTGAGATTATCAATTTACTAAAGCGATTCATCCCATTTGGCGAGGTTATTGACGCCACGGCTGATAGGATAGGATCGGAATTAAAATCTAAACGAACAAAACCTGTTATGCGAATCCGAAAAAAACCGTGGTATAAAAGTAAAACTATAAATTCTATTATTGCTGTACTGGTGTTGCTTGCTGTGCAGGTATTCGGTATTGATATCGTAGAAGCAGATCTACAAGCTGTAGTGGTAGCTGTTGGTACTGCTATCTCTTCCGTTATCGCTATCTGGGGTCGTATTACAGCGAAACAGGAAATTGGCGGCGACTAAAAAAGTATTCGTCCGGTCAGCAATCATTCACAATCAATGTACCTGCCGATATACAAGCGGCTTAATTCTAATAAAACATAGGTAACTATCATGGCTAAAATTTCAGGCACTCTAATTATATGGAGCGTGGACGGCCAGCAAATGGCGCACACGACCGACGCAACATTAACAATTAATCGAGAACTCCCCGATGCCACGACAAAAGATTCTGGCGGATGGGAAGAACACTTGTCAGGCGCTGGGCTTCGCAACGCGGAAGGCACCTTTGATGGGCTTGCTGACTGGGAAACCAGCGGCACCGCTGATACGTTGTTCGACTATATCAACACCCGAGAAGACGTTACCGGTTCTTTCGGTAAAGCCGATGGCATTCAGTTTGATGGGCAGATTGGGATTACAAATCTTGATTTCGGTGCCCCAAACGAAGAAGCGGCAACTTTATCCGGCGGATGGAAGTTCAACGGCGCACCAACGAAAACAGATAACTCAGGAACGTAATCATGAAAGGTGAAAAAACAATCGACCTAAACGGCGATGAAATTAAAATTCGGTTTGATTTTGGCGCTGTTGAGGACTTTTGCGAGGATCTTGATATTGGGTTCAGTGATTGGCAGGAAGAAGCACTTAATAAGCCCAAAAATATTCGTCTTTTGACCTATTACATGGCAAAAGATCATAATGATGGATTGAAACCGGAGGATTTGCGGCGGATGCAGTTTGGTGAGATTCAAACAG